GCAACTACCTTTGGGGTGGAGTATTACGACGACAGTTTGGAACAAGTCTCCTATGCCGAAATCACTACCATCGTTGTTCCTGCCGAAGCTCCCGCACAATTTACCTTTACTGATTTAACGGGGCAGGCACTATCCACAGCGTTCACTGATGACCAAGCCTTAACCGGTGGGACATTGGTGGATGGCAGTACAACATTAACCGTAACTAACGGCCTAACCAGTGTGACGGGGAATTCTCCAGGCACGTTTGATGGAACCCCCAAGACTTATGCTGCCGGAAGTAGTTACGTTAGAGCCTCTGTTACCTCTTCTGGGAGCTATAGCACTGCTGTCACTCAGACTCCATCTGTCAACGGTATCAGTGATACGTTTAGTGTTACGACTCTTGCGGCGCCGGTAATCACACCACCGGCTGATGCGGCGATTGATTACCCGTGGGGCGAAGCGGGGCTGTTGCACTCTGATCCCGACTTATTAACGTGGTTAGCCACAGCGACAGTGACCTTTGGCACCGTGACCAACAATCTGGGCGCTCAAGTCACCCCATTGGTCAATCCAACACTGATTACATTCAGCGCAACCGATGCGATTGATCAAACGGCCACAGTGACTCCAACCGAGGCCGCACAACAAGCCCCTGCTCAATTTACCTTTGAGGACGTGGGTGGTGCGGAGCGTTCACAACTCTACACCCATGACAAACCTTTAACGGGCGGAACGTTAGTTGATGGCGTGACGACCCTCATAGTAACGAACGGAGAAACATCGAACACAGGGCTGGGCGGTACATTCGACGGCATTAATAAAACCTATCAAGCAGGGCTTTCGTTTGTACGTAGTAGCATTACCAGTAGCGGGAATTATCTCGATCCTACTGCTAAGACGACCACAGTTAATCAAGTCTCTGACGAGTGGACCGTTACCACGAAAGCCTTTCCTCTCATCACTGCTCCTGTTGACGTCGGTATTGGGTATTTATTCGGTGGCGCTGGAATCGCCCACACTGACTCAACGCTACTCAGTTGGTTATCGACTGCCACCTGTACCTATGGACAGCCTGTAACGAACAACCTAGCGAGTCAGTTAGACCCGATGACGGACCCAACGCTGTTTACGTTCAGTTCAGCAGATGCGGTTAATCAAACAGCGACCATGACGCCAACAGAGCAATCGGCGGTTGCACCGGTTATGCCTGCAACGGCGAATAGCTCAGTGACCGAACCGGTGCAGATGTTCGGCACGTTTGCTGTGAGTAATGTGCCGATTCCTGCGGTGTCTTATACGCTGTCGGGAACGGATGCGGCGGTGTTGAGTATTGATGCAAACACAGGGCTAGTAACGGCTAACAGTGCCACCGATGCCGGGGTAAAAAGCACGTATTCCTACACAGTAACGGCTGATAACACGGTCACCGCGAGTGACAGTACAGACGTAACCACAACAATCATTGACGTGAGCGATGGTGATGATAAAGCCATTCTATCAACGGTGGTATCACCCATCATGTTCACCCTTTTAAACTGAGGATCTACCATGGCAGAAATAACCGCACCTGGCTTTTACCCCGACGCAAATGGATTTACTCCAGAGGCCAATTCTATTATCTACATCGTCAACGGCACAACCATTGCCGGTGTATTAGAGTTCCAAACCAAAGAGGGTAATTGGGTCACTGTCCCTGATGTGAATTCGTATTCAACGATTGCAGCGGATTGGATGTATGGCCTAAAAACCTCCTACCGGTTGAAGTATCGCCTAAACCTATCGACCGTAACAGGGACATGGGATTGGGATTACAACAAAGAAAACCAGCGCGCACCGAGGGATTAATATGACCCCTGATGCGATTAATGAGCTCATTGATGAGTGTATCGATGATTTGTGCGATGACGATGTCAATCGAGGGGCTGAATCACTGACTGAATTGGCGCACCTTTGGGCACAATCAGGGTTAGGGCAGTCCTCCTTTGAGAACACCCGTCATTTCATCATTAACAACGCACTAGAGCGATTAGGCACCCAAGCCACCCCATTTATTAACCTCAAGCTACAAGCCGCAGAGCAAGGGCTGAGAGAACGGAGAAACACCAGTGGAAGACACTAAAAAGACAAAGAAAGAATCCGCCTTAGAAGCCCGCGTTAGCAATCTGGAACAGTTGATTGTCCGCATGGCTCATCAATCAGGCACCGCCCACCAATTGTTACTCAATGCCGGTTTACAGCCCTATCAACCGACGAGAAATGACATGTCGAAGTTCGAGGTGGTCTGATGGCAGCGCGCACAACACGCATACAGCATGACGAAAACACCCGTAAGAAGATTCAAAGCAGTCAGTTGATAAATAGACTGACAAATCATGTGCTTAACGATTTGGATATGTCGTCAACACAAGTGAACGCTGCATTGGGGTTACTGAAAAAGACTTTGCCAGATTTAAAACAAAGCGATGTCACGATTGGTGCGATTGAATTAACCCATGAGCAATGGCTAGGACAGCTAATTGGAAGTGAAGATGGATCAAGTAGCGAGACAAAGACGCTTACAATTAAGAAATGATTTCCCCTTCTACGCCCGCAATTGTTTATTGATCCGCACCAAAGACGGCACCGTTGATCCCTTTATTCTCAATGATGCCCAGACGTACATTCATCAACGGATTGAAGAGCAGCGGGAGAAGACAGGGAAGGTCAGAGCCATTGTCCTAAAGGGACGCCAACAAGGGTGTTCAACTTATGTTGAGGGGCGATTCTATTGGCGCACCACCCATCGAACAGGGGTAAGGGCGTTTATCCTGGCGCATGAGAGCGAGAGTACTTCCGCGTTGTTTGAAATGGCGAAGCGCTACCATGACAACTGCCCGAAGTTTGTGAAGCCTGAGATCCGATCAAGTAACGCTAAAGAGCTATCGTTTGCAGCGTTGGACAGTGGTTACAAGATAGGGACGGCAGGTAACGATTCCGTGGGCCGAGGGACAACGATCCAATACTTTCATGGGTCAGAGGTGGCTTTTTGGAAGAACACCAGTGAGCTAACTAAGGGGATCTTACAAGCGGTACCCGATGCGCCAGAGACCGAGATCATTTACGAGTCGACTGCAAACGGGGTGGGTAACTTCTTTCATCAACAATGCATTAAGGCGATGAAGGGGGAAACAGAGTTTCAGTTTATCTTTGTGCCGTGGTTCTGGCAGAAAGAATACATTAAAGCGGTGCCTAAAGACTTCAAGCCCAAGGATGAAGAGCTTGCACTGGTGGACCTGTATAGCCTCACCAAAGAACAGTTAGTGTGGCGCAGAAATAAGATCCAAGAGCTATCGACTGATGGCATGGATGGACTCAAGGCCTTCAAGCAGGAATACCCTAACAACCCCAACGAAGCGTTTCAGGTATCAGGGGATAACGGCTTAATACGCCCCAGTGCAGTGATGAAGGCACGCAAGGCTAAGGTGAATGCTAATGGTCCGATTATCATCGGTATTGATCCGAGTCGTGGTGGCGATCGCTTTGCTGTAGCGGTGCGTCAAGGGCGTCAGATCTATGGTGTGGATGGGTTTACTGGTGATATTAACTTGGGCCGTGCCGTACAGATCTGTAAAGGGATGTTGGACCGTCATAAGCCGGTGAAGATGTTCATCGATGCCGGTGGTGGTGCTGACTTAGTGGATCGATTGCATGAACTAGGGTATGAGCGAGTGGTTAAGGCGATTCCCTTTGGTGGCAGCCCGTTAGACCCAGAAAAGTACCGCAATAAACGCGCAGAAATGTGGGGATTGATGAACGCTTGGTTGTGCGATGAAAGCCTGGACGTGCAATTGCCCGATGACGATGGTCTGCAAGCGGACTTGTGTATGCCCCAGTATGAGCGAGACACCATGGACCGCATTGTATTGGAGTCTAAGGACAAGATGAGAAAGCGGGGGCTACCTTCACCGGATCTCGCCGATGCCTGTGTACTGACCTTTGCAGAGCCTGTACGGGAGCATTCATTCCTAGCAGGGGCCATACAGGCTAAGAGCAATTTTGAGGTGTTTTAGTGGATGTCTCAGACGCGGTGGTGCATCACTGGTACGTCATCTTTAGAAAGACCAAGCTCGATCATTGGGTGTTTCGCTGGCTAGACCGTGAGTTTCATCATGTGTTTGCGGTGAAAGAAAGCCCAGGCGGTGAGTTTTGGATGGTGGTGGACGGCAAGAATAGTTGCACCGAAGTCACGTTACTAAGCAAGATCGACTACCCCCATGTACGACTGATTGAACCAGACAGCATTGTCTTGAGTGTCAACGCGGTCATTAACCCTGAACAGTACCGGCATACGCTCTGCGTGTTCACTTGTGTCGAGCTGGTCAAATCCTTGTTAGGCATCCGTGATTTCTGGTGCTGGACCCCCTACCAACTCTACAAGAGGTTATCCCATGGGTAGCAAAGTTGAAAAAACCATCAAGCGCTTTAGTCCATCACTGGATTCAATAAAAAAAGTGGGCAAAGCGGTCGAGAAACCCTTGAAAACCGGCGCGAGTGCCGCACGGCGTGATGCTGCCCTTGAGTTGAAAAAGCAGAAGATGAGAGAAAGCGCGCGACTGGCTGAGACGACCAGCGAAGTTGAAACAAAGCGGGCATTGATCAAATCAGGCAAGGGAGGCCGGCAGAGCTTGATTAGGTCCAATGCGGGTGGTGGATTGTCTAACAACCTGGGCGGGGTTGTCTAATGAATTACACATTGCCGACAGGGTTGGGGGGCATGGAAGCCGTCATAAAACGCTTTGGGAAAGCCAAGGAGCGCAGAGAGTTATGGCGGTCCTTGCTACAGGAGGCTTATGACTTTGCGATGCCACAGAAAGAGATCTTTAACTTCCACAGTCCAGGTCAGACGAAGAACCGTCATATATACGATTCAACAGCCGTCATGGGCGTTAGAACCTATGCCGCCCGTATCCAAAGCGCCCACACGCCACCGTGGAAGCAATGGATGAACTTTGTTGCCGGTACGGATACGCCCATCGATGAGCGTGATGGCCTAAACAAGCAGCTTGAAGAATCAACCAACGTGTTCTTTGCGCATTTGGATGAATCAGATTATTCCAATCAATCAACCGAGTCGGATCAAGACTTAGCGATCTCTACCGGTGCGATGTTCTTTGAAGAAGGCAACGAGCTGGAAGGTGAGCCGTTGTTCAAGTTTACCTCGATCCCTTTGGGTCAGTTGTATTTAGAAAGTGGGGAGGGTGCAAAGAACACCGGCTGGCGCGAGCATGACATTCCCGCACGCCTTGTGCCTTTGATGTGGCCAGAGGGTGACTTTGGTGATGATCTGGGCAAGAAGATTGAGAAATCCCCCGATGAGAAAGTCAAAATCATCAATGCGGTGTTAAAGGCTGATGGGTTGTTTCATCAAGTGGTGATCTATGGCCCTAAAAAGCAGTTGGTATTCACCCAATCATTCACCACGTCGCCATTGATTATCTACCGCAGTAACGTGGTCCCTGGTGAGAGTTATGGTCGGGGTCCGGTGTTGGATGTGTTGGCAGATATTCGTACAGCGAATAAAGTCAAAGAGTACATCTTGAAGAACGGCGCGTTGCAAATGACCGGTGTCTATACCGCCAAGAGTGATGGCAGCTGGAATCCGCATACAGTGACTATTGCACCCGGTTCAATCATTCCCGTGGGGTCTAACTCCACCAGTGATCCGAGTATCCGACCGTTAGAGAACTCGGGTCGATTGGATGTTGGCCAGATCATTCTGGAAGACCTGCAAGCCAATATTAACCGTGCGTTGTTTGCTAACCCGCTGGGTGAGGTTGACGATCCGGTAAAGTCAGCAACGGAACAAATGCTCAGAACGCAGGAGATGCTACGAACCAGTGGTGCGTCTTTTGGTCGACTCAATACGGAAAAGATCAAGCCCATTGTGGAGCGGGGTGTGGAGATACTCGCGGCCAATGGTCGACTACCGAAGATGAAAGTCAACGGTAAAGAGATTGGCATACGGATGGAATCCCCGTTAGCCCGTGCGGAAGAGCAAGAAGACTTCCAAGCGTTTCAGATCTGGTTTGCTCAGATGCAGTTACTACCCCCCGAGGTGATGGCGTTAGGTGCGCAGATAGAGAACATCCCAG